CGGCTACGTTGATGCTCTGGAAATTGAAAAATACCGGCTGCACCGTGCCCAGCCCGATGGTGTACCACGAGGTACCGTCCGTGACCACGAAGGCGCTGTCGCCTGGGTTGAAGGTGATGTACCCGCCAGCGGTACCGGCGTTGATGATGTCCGTGCCAGATGTTTGCAGTGTCAGGCTCGATGAGCCATTGTTCCTGACCTGCACGTAGTACCCAGAGCCAGCTGTTGCCGCAAGTGGCAGCGTGATCGTTCCCGCGCCCCCGGTCCAGTTCAGCAGGGTCGCAATCACGCCCTCGGAGCCTACGCTCGCAGAGATCGTGTAGTTCGCGCTCAGGCTGAGCACCGGGATGTTCTGCGCGATCTGCGTGCCGAACGCCTTCAGGCCGTTACCGGCGATGGCCGCAACGGACGGGGTGCTGATCGCGCTCCCGTACTGGAACGCGAACCACTGACCCGCGACGGTCGAATTGTTCTGCAGGTACAAAAAGAACACCGCGCCCGGGGGGACGGCGGCGACAATGGTAGCGCCCGCGTTGTTGAAGATCGCCTGGTTGAACGAGCTGAGATTATTGAAGATCAGGAACTGACCAACGGAGACCATGTTCGCCGGGGGAAGGTTAACCCCGTAGCTGCCCGTGGAGGCGGCGCTGAACTCGATCAGCTGCGCCGCGAGGTTGCTGTTCGGGGCCGTTTCCTGCGGCCACACGAGGCTGACGACAGAGGTCAGCGTGTAGCTGATGTAGCTGTCGAGTGCGGGGCTGACTGTGCCCCCACCAAAGACTTGCGTGTAGCTCATTTAGGTTTCCTGGCGAGTCGTCGAGCGGTCGATGATCTCGTTCTTGCTTTGCTCGTCGTACATGCCAGCGGCCCGGTCGTAGAGCGCCTGCCAGGTCGCCATCCGGTCGTCCTTCTTCAGGTACGGACTCATCTCCATGAGGGTGGCGTAAAGCAGCAAATTCGGCATGTACTGCGTGATAAAATTGGTCTGGTTGGTGCTGTCGAGAAGCGCAGGCTCCTCGTAGTACACCAGCTCAGCGGGGTACGCCGCGTCCGGTGTGGGCGCGACAATGTAATTTTGATAAGAATAATCAGCATAAAACTTCGGCGGACCCGGGGTGCCGTACACGGTCGTCAGGGTCTGCGTGTCATCCGGCCAGTACTGCCGGATGTACTCGTAACTGCGCGGGTACATTTGAGAGCGCACGGCGGTGCCGGTGGCTGATTGGCCGACGTTCCAGCTGATGGTCTTGCGCCATCTGTCGGGTTTTTGGTAGACGGCGACCCCTGGCTGCATGGTCATCAGCGCGGGCACGACGAAGCCCAGCACCTTCATTTCGGTGCTGATGCGCCGCTCCGCGAAGTTGATGATCTCTGGCAGCTGCGCGTACACCAGCGGATCTTGCGGTGTCCCACGCTCCAGGTACGACTGAACGTCGGACTGGAGCGAGTTGAAGGTCATTGCGGTTGGGATGGCGGTCTCCTACTTTTTGCCGCTCGCCAGAGCCTGCAGTGCGTCGGTCTTGCCCTTGCTGGATGCTGAGCTGCCGTAGTAGTACGAAATGATCGAGGCCCAGGCGCCGCCCAAGGCGCCCAGCATCACGAGCAGCGCGTCCCCGCCCACGGCGGGCTTGCCGTTCCACAGCAGGAACCCCAGGACGCCAAAGAAACCGGCGGTGACCAGGTACGCGAGCACGCTCGGCGTCAGGTCCTTGACCGCCTCCTGGCGCTTGCGGGCGCTGTCGATGTCCTGGTACGCGAGCTGGTCCTCTTGCACGTTCAAATCTGCCATGTGCTTCTGCAGGTCAGCCTCGCACTGCTTGAGCGCGAGCAACGTCTCCGGTGTCTGCCCGGTGAGCGCGGCCTCCAAGAGCCTTAGCAAGCAGATTACCAGCGAGACCCCCCAAGGGACCGCCCAGGGCCGTTCCAAGGAGCGGGGCCACGGTCTGGATGATGTTTGATGCGGTGGAGCTGAAGCTCATGCGGCCCTCACGTACGCGCCCGTGGCGTCAGTGCCCGTGAGCTGCGCCTCGACCGCTGTCTTGATGACGCGGCTGAGCCAGCCCTTGCCGTAGGTCTTGAAGGCATCCATTTGCGTGTACGCGTAAGCGCACTCGGTCAGGAAACCCTCCAGCACTTCCTTGGGAGGGTTAGAGGTCGCGAGGCCCACGGTGATGTTCCCGATGTCCCCATCCGCCTCGGTCTTCAGGGATCGCTGCAGCGCCTTAGCCGCGCCCTCCACCCCAAGGTTCACGCCCTCTTTGAAGAGCGCAATCGCGATAGGGTCCGGCAGGGTGTCGCACTTGAGCTTGTCCCAGTAGTCGGACAGGTATATAGATTTTGCGCTCTGCAGGCTCAGCGCGGCGATGTTCGTGTTAGGGTACGCGGCAGCGCTGATGCCGTACATCGTGCCCTTCAGCTCGCCCTTGTTCACCGCGCCACCGGTCCAGTTTCCCGGGTCGCGCTCGTCGATGCTGTACTTGCCTTCGAGGCCCACAACTTCGGCGAACGCCTGATTGAATGCGTCGTAGCTTGCCATTACTTCCACCAGCCGTTCTGCTTCCCGTAGTACACGAGCGCGCCGATGCCGCTCGCGAGCGCGACCGCGCTCGATGCGATACGAAGAATTTGCTCCACGCTGCTAAGCCATGCCACTGTTGCCGTCCCCGCTGAAATTGTGAAACTAGCGAACGCGGCCTGCGCGTGAGCTGCGTGGTCGTTGCTCATAGCGCCGCCTTGACTTCCTCGAAGAGCTTCTCGACAGCGCCCTCGACCTTTTCTGGTACGGCCTCGACCGTGGCAGCTGCTTTCTCGATCTTGGCCTTGGCATCCGCTTCTAGCGCCTCGACCTTGGCCTTGAAAGACGCCAGGTGCGCCTCGACCAGAGTGACGTACTTTTTGACGTCGGTCTCGGCGAGATTTGCTTGCGCCTCGATGTCCAGGATCACCTGGTGGCTGATCTTGGCGGGCAATTCGCCCAGACCAAGGTAGACGCGCTTAAGGGCTTCTTCTGTGAGTACAATTACGGTGTTTGACATGATCTTTCTCGTTTATGTGATATGAAGATTGATAACTGCGGCGTTGCCGTTGGAAAAACCAGGCTGACCGGCTGCTCCACCGACGCCGCCACCAGATCCAGGGTTGTAGTAAACGCCCGCCGTCCACTGACCCTGACCACCACCAGTAGCGCCGCTGGCATTGCCACCCGATCCGCCGGTCGTGTTGGCTTGATTGCCGCCACTTGCGGATCCCCCCGCACCACCATTTCCAGTACCAAATGTAGTGCCAGACGCGCCGCCAGCGCCGCTATTGCAGGTCATGGTCGTGATGCTTAAAGTTCCCGACGTGACGGTGTATGCTGTGCCAGCACTTCCCGGATTGTTACCGGCGCTCGCCGCAAACCCACCGCTCCCACCAGATGCGTTAATTGTCTGCCCGCCACTGCACGCGTAAGAGGATCTAGCGTAACCGCCCGCGCCGCCGCCGCCGCCGCCCCCGGTGGTTCCACCACCACCGCCGCCTCCACCCGGACCCCATGCTTCTATGACAACGTTAGAGCAACCAGCGGGTAAAGCGTAAGGGAAAAATGGATTTAGGACGTCTACCGGGGTGAATGACGATCCGCCTTCCCCCAGCAGCATGTTCATGAACATCAGGTGACCCCGGGTCCGCCGACGACACACTCTGTGCCGCTTTCAAACCAGACCGTCGCCATACCGCGCTGGGCTAGTGTTCTGCTGCCCGTGGTCGCTGTCCCCGCGAGCCGCATCGTGGTGATGCCCGCGCTGATCGTGATAGATGAGCCGCTGTTGTTGTATATTGAGAATGCATGCCCCTGAGAAAAGACGCTGTTCGGGATCGTGATCGTGCCAGCTGCATTGATTACCTTGCCGACGTCGGTGACCGACGCCGTGGTGTTCGAGCTTGCCGGGACGCCAAAAAACAATTGAGCGCCGTTGATGTAAAGTCCCTGGGCATTAATCGTTCCCGCTCCCTGGGCGCTCCCCGTCGGTGAGCCAATTTGCACACCAGAGGATGATAGGCTAGCCGCTAAATATGAACTTAAGCTGGCGTTAGAGATGCTCTGGTTTGATCCGCCAGTACTGGGGATGACATAAAAAAGCAGGTTCCCAGAACCGTGCTGTGAAAGGATTAAACCCGCCCCGTTAGAACCTCCATCAGTTCCGGTGCGCCAATTTGTTCCATCAAACGAAGCATTTAATCCAGCTCCCGTGGTGTAGCTACCATTGCTACCTGTGTCACCCATCAGCGTTGCAGATATATTAGAGCTGGGGAATGTAACGGAACCGTTGGATACTACACCAGCGATAACCGCTTGACTGTTTACCGTTAAAGCAACACCACTACTCGGGACATTGATGGTGACGTTGCCAGCAGCAGAACCCGTCAAGGTGGCTGAGCTTCCGTTATACCCAAGCGAGAAGTGACCATCCCCAAATACGCCCATTAAGCGAATGGTTTGAGCGTAATTGAAAACATCGAGCGCGCGATCTCCGGCGTTGTTGACCCCCGCCGCGATAAACACGCCGTTAGAATTTCCTGCTACGCTGGCGCCAATAAAATTTGCAGGGAAAGTGTTTGCCAGATTCGAGCCATAAACAGTTAGCGCAGTGGTACCAGCTGGCGGATTGATCGTCAGCGTTCCGTAGTACTGCTGAATGGCGTTTGCGAAGTTGCGCATTAGCTTAGCTGAGTTGCGCTGACGGTGACGTCAATCGCGGATGCCGTACCCGCAAGGGCGCGCAAGCTGTACCCGGCGCCTAGGGTCACCTTGAGGTTCTGCCCGCCCAGTACCAGGGTGTCTCCGGTGCCTACAACAGCGTTGTACACCAGGTACACGTCCGTGGTGCCGTTGTAGATCGAGCACTGCACCGTGACCGGGGAGCCGGTTTTGTTGGCGAAGGTGATCGCGGTCACGACCAGGTAGTTGCTGCCCGTGGGCGCGGTCAAGATCGTCGTGATCGTGGTCGGCAGGTTGGATGTCAGCTGCGGCGAAAGTATTTGTGATGTCTGCATTACGAAGAGTTTCCGGTTGAGGGGGTCTGGGCCGATTGCAGGCCATCATCTGGGAAGCTGGACGGGGGCCATGCGGCGCTCCCGGGGGCGACGCTGGTCGTGACCAGGTGAACGTCAGGGCGCGGGTATTCGAGGGTGATGTCCTCGGTCTCGCGGGGCGGGAGACGGTACGGGTCGTATAAATCAGAGCACCCGTTACCGCCCGCCCATGTCCCTTTTCCTGTCATATAGCCTGGTGTTCCACAGACCATTAAACCAGGGTAGTTCGGGTCCGGGTGCAGGTCGACGAGCGCGAACTTCATCGAGCACCGGGCGCAGATACCTATCGCGAGGTTGCTGTTCCCGTACGTGTTGAGGTAGACGGGCATTAACGAGTATATGGACTTATGTTGACGTTGAACTTCGCCGGGCTGCGGTCTCGCTCCTCACCCCAGGCGTTCTGCAGCATCTGCTGGTAGCGCGCCTGCACCATGGCCGCTTTCCCTGGGTCAACCTCGGGGGTGCAAAAGCTCAGTGCATCTCCCAGCATGAAGATCGCGGTGTAGAACCAGCGCGTCGGCACCTCGATGGCCTGCTGCAGGGATCCCACGTCCATGATGTACCGCTGACGGCGCACCAGGATGAGATTCTGGGCGCTCAGCGCGTCAGGGATCGGCCACAGGTCCATTATAACACCGCTGTTGATTGATGTCCCGCTGGCGACGGTGCGGTTCACGTAGTACTGAAGCGGGCGACCCTGGAACGACTTGTTGGTCATGTTGTAGTAGTCGTCCTTGTTCATCCGGTACATCTCAATGTCATTCGGGGTGTTGTACACCGCCGCGCTCGTGATCGAGAGCGTGTTCGCCGGGGTAATTGTCTGACCGTTCAGCGTTGGCGCCGGGATCACCTGCCAGAAGCGCTGCGCGTTGGAGTTGCTCATGTCGTACCACTGGGTACTGTTCGAGCCTTCCAGGTTGTAATTCAAGGCGTTAGAGGCCGCGACCTGGGTCCAGTTGATCCCGTCCGGGGAGCTTTGAAAGATCACCGGGATCGGGGAGCCTGACCAGGTGATCGACCAGTTGTACACCTGCCCGACCTGGCCCGCGCCAAAGTCGAACTGGTAGTAGCTCGGGGTGATGTTCACCGTGGCCGGGGTGATGTTGTTCACGGTGCGGTAGAACGCACGGTTCACGTCGTTCGTGCCAATCGGCAGCGTAATTGATCTCTGCCCCTGCACCAGGGGTAGCAGGAGCTTCTCAAGGCACCACAAAGGGCTGGAGGTGTTCACCATGTCAGCCAGCCCGATCCCTAGCAGGTCGAGCGCTATCTGGATCATCTCAGAGGTAATCTTCTGCGGCACAAACCCAAGTGTTCCATAGGCGCGGTCGATGACCGTCCGCGTGTCCCAGGCCTGGACTTGTAGTGTGCCGCTGGTGTTCAAAGCCACGGGGGCCTCCCTTGGCTACTTGCGCCCGCCATGCGAGACGTGATGCACCACCACATGACGGACGGATCCGCCGTGCGCCATCATCGGTGCCCCTGGGGCGCCCCCGGCCATCGGCGGTGCCGCTCTCGGACCCATCGGAATCCCCGGCGGGGATCCCATCTGCGGTTGCGTCCCCGGAGGGGCCATGCCACCGCCCTGGTGCGGACCCTCGGCCATGGTGTCCACGATGTGCGCGAGAGCGCCCACCTTGGCCTGCTTCGCGTGGATCGCGGCGTTCTTGCGCTTCGAGGTGCCACGGGAGAGTCCACCCATGGCGTACGCGTTACCGGAGGCGGTCTCGCCCTGGCTCCCCATGTGATCCTTCTTCGGGGTACCGGCGCGGGACTCGTACTTGTCGTCGCCGCCGATCTTCTGCGTGCTGCCGTCCTTGTAGACCTTGCCACCGTGAGCGTACCTGCCCAGGTTCTTGATCCGGCCACCGGCCTTGTACGCCATGCCGTCGCCCTTGGACTGCTTGTCCGGGGACGCGGTGCGCTTGTCGGCGTTGCTGGTCTCGTACCGGTCCTCGGTCTTTACCTGACCGCCCATCGCCTTCTTGTGGACCTTGCCGCCCTTCTTGAAATCTGACCAGCCGGACATGCGCTCCACGTTACCGGACTGCTTCGTCGCGGGTTCCTCGTTGCGCTCGTCCGCGTCGAACTTGCTGTTCGCGGCGTCCTTGTTCTTGACGCCCTGCTTGGGCGGGGTGCGCTTGAAGCTCCCCGGGGAGACCGCGTCGTCCTTGTTCCAGCTGGACTTCTTGCCCATCGGGACCGCACCCTTGGCGACCTTAATCGAGCCGCCATCGGCCTTCTTCGCCATGCCACCGCCGCAGTAGCTGCAATTGCAACCGGTGCCGTGCATGCTGTCGCTCACCGAGTCACCAGCCTTGTACCGTTGCGGGGTCGTGCTGCCGCCTTTCTTGAAGGCAGGTTTCTGAACGCCGCTGCCCTTCTCCGTCCGTGTCGCAGCAGGACTACGACGATCACTTAATTTTCCAAAGTGTTCCCCACGGGAACCCGTGCCGATACCGCCCTTCTCGCTGCCGCCCTTGCCCACGGGCGCGCCCTTCGCAAGACCGCCCTTGGCGAACTTCGAGACCATGCCGCTCTGCAGCTTGCCGCCGCCGGATCCCCGGCTGTTGCCGGTGACCACAGACGGGCCTGCCTTTGACTTGGCGTACCCGGACATGCCCTTGGGGCCTTTGTCAGAACTCGACTTGTGGAAGCCGTACTCGGACGGGAAGGAGAACTCAGAAACGTACTTAACGCCCATGCTACGCCACCACTACGGTGACGGCGCTCGGCAGCGACAACGTGATCGTCGTCGGAGCGCCCGTGAGCGTGAACGGCGCGCTGACAGCGGCGGACCCAAGGGCGGCACCGGTCGGCGCGAACGCTTGCGCTGTCACGGTGTACGAACCAGCCTGGTACGTGCCAGAGAACACCACTTGCGCGGTACCAGGGGCAACCTGCTGGGTGTCGGTTGAGGGGCCGGTGAGAGACACCAGGACGTGGTCGACGGAGTCGCCCACCGGGAAACCGGGGACGTCCGCGTAAACGAGATTTGCAGAAACGGTCATGTGATTATGCCCCTTGCGTGCTGTCTTGCTGCCAAGCCAGGATAGAAGCGCTCGTAGTAAGCGCAGTAACCTGCAGCCTGATCGCCGTGCAGTACGTGGTGATCTGACCAATATAAGTACCGGCAGCGACAGTTGTGCCACTGATAACCCCCGTGAATTGACCGGCTGCTGGCGTGAACCAGTTGCCCGTAGCGGGTGTGTACCCCGGTGCGTAGATGTCGTCGAGTGTGATCTGCACCTGGTAGCTGGTGCTTGCGCCTACCGTGGTGACGCTGACCCCGACGCCCCCCGCACCTAAAGTGCGGGAGTCTGTCGGGATCGCGACCAGTAAGCTGGCAGCTGCGGAGGTGAAGACAACGGGTGCGCTGGTGAGCTTCATGGCTCAGCCTTACGCGTTCACGACGCCGGTATACCCACGGAAGTCGATGTTGGTGGAGACCTTCGCCGTGGCGATGGGCTTCTGGTAGAAGTACACCACACGGTTCGTGGTGCCGTTCGGCGCGGTTTGCATCGTGTACGTACCACGGACGTCGCCCGTGGTCGAAGTCGCGACCGGGGTCTGGTCAGCGAACGTCAATCCGGTAGCAGCAAGAACCTGCGTGCCGTTGACGAATATGCTGGAGTACTCGAACTCGTCCGTGCGGATCGGCAAGCCAATCGTGTTGTTCGTGCCCACCGACAGGGTTCCGGCCAGAGTTGCGCCCGTGTTTAGCTGTACGCTGGAGACGTACGCGAAGGCCTTCTTGGGGACCGTGACGCCCGTGCCCACGATGGTCTGGGTCTCAGACATCGGCTGCTCGTAGATGTCGTAACCGCGAATCGTCACCGTGCCCGTGGAGGCACCGGAGGCGGTCACGATCACCTGACGGGTGCCCATCTGCGCGGGGTCGTACACGCGCGCCGCACCGGCCTTGACGACCGGCTTCACGGCGACACCGTACTCTTGATCCG